TGATCATTATGGCACCTTGCACCGAGACTTATTTTCTCTCAGGGGACAAAAAGGTTACACAAACTATAAAGAATCATGGACAGCAACAGAAAGTTTAGACAACGTTGACCTAGAAGCACTGAAAGAAAAGTTCACACGCAAAGTGTTTGACGAGCGTTTAATGGATGCACTGCCTGTTGTACAGCGTGCCTATGAAGAACGTAAGAACAGAGTAGGCGAAGAATTTGAGCAGTGGGCCAACAGTGTTATTGAAGAAGATGACGATGACAGTGTGTTTGCCAATTCACCCAACCCAGAACAAAGTGACTTTGATTTCAGCGGTGGTGATGCTGTGTTAGACAAACTGTTTACAGAAAATGGATTCCAATTCAAATTTCTAGACGGCAAGTACTACTTCGAAAGCAATCAAGAAGTAGAACGTGCCAGAGACATTATTGCTGCTTACAATCCCAAAATGAAATTCCCGCCCATGGCTGTTTACAATTATGGCTACGGCACATATGGCAGTACCACAAACGATTACGAAACTGGTACCTACAGTTCTTTGGGAATGGAAGAAAGCGTACAAGAATCAGAAGATTTGAGTTTCCTCAAACGTTTGGCAGGTTTAGCCAAATAATTTGACGTTGCTCAAAAAGCACAGTAAACTACCGCTGTGCTTAAGAAAAAATTTACTTTTCCAGTTGACAGACTAAATACATTTGTTATACACTTGCAAGGTGCAGTTGTATATCTAGGCACAACAAAGACCATCTTAAACATAAAGGAAAATTATCATGGCAACATCTTTAGCAGAAATTAGAGCAAAGCTCGCAAGTCAAGAAAACCGCGGTAGCGGTAACACAATGGGCGGTGACAATGGCATTTATGCACATTGGAACATTCAAGAAGGTACTACAGCCCGAGTACGTTTCCTCCCCGACGCAAACACCAAAAACACTTTCTTTTGGGTTGAACGACTAATGATTCGTTTGCCTTTTGCAGGCGTTAAAGGTCAGGTAGACAGCAAACCCACAGTGGTACAGGTACCCTGTGTAGAAATGTATGGTGACGCCTGTCCGGTTTTGGCAGAAGTACGTACTTGGTTTAAAGACCCCAGTTTGGAAGACATGGGACGTAAGTATTGGAAAAAGAAAAGTTATCTTTTCCAAGGCTTTGTCCGTGACAATCCAATGGCAGAAGACAAGACTCCGGAAAATCCAATCCGTCGTTTTGTTATCAGTCCGCAGATTTTTAACTTGGTTAAAAACGCACTGATGGATCCGGAACTGGAAAACTTGCCCACTGACTACGAAGGCGGATTAGACTTTAACATCAAGAAAACTAGCAAAGGTGGTTATGCTGATTACAGCACCAGTACATGGGCTCGTAAAGAGTCTGCACTAACGCAAGATGAATTGCAAGCAATTGAACAGTATGGACTATACAACTTGGGAGACTTCTTACCCAAGAAACCCAGCGACGCAGAGTTGAAGATCATCAAAGAAATGTTTGAAGCCAGTGTTAATGGCGAAGCATATGATGCAGAACGCTGGGGTGCATACTACAAGCCTGCAGGGTTCCAAACTTCCACAGCAGACAGTGCACCACGTACCGAAAGTGCTCCTGCACCTGCACCTCGTCCTGCGCCTGTAGTAGAAGATGTAGAAGAAGAAGCAAGTGAGCCAGTCGCATCGGCTCCAGTAGAAGCCAAACCCTCCAGCCAACGTGCTGAAGACATTTTGGCAATGATTCGTAACCGTCAAAAGTGATCTAGTAGTCGCTTGTGTCAATTCAGTAGGGGAGACGGTCCCCTACTTTTTATATCTATGAATCATTCCCCGTTTATTATTACTCGATTCACACACGGATCTGCTGGTAAATTTTTAAGTACTTTATTGCAAACAAGTGATTCTGTTGATCACTGGTCTGAAACAATTCAAAAAAATAAAACTAATAGAGTGCTGACTCATGGCATTACACTTGAATATGTTCGAAGAAGTTTTCCAGAAAATCATTCTTTACATTTGCGAAATGAACCGATGGTTCCTTACAATACAGAATTGTACAGTGCAGGCTTTGAAAGAGGAAATAATGTATCATATGAGGACTATATAAATTATGCAGTTGTAAATAATGATACTCGTTGTTTAGGATCGATAAAGAATAATTTATTTTTAAATATTATTTTTCATAAACCTATTATCCCTAATTTTTGTCATGGTGCAAAGGTTATTACTATTTTAACAACATCTGAGTATGAACAAACGTGGGTTAAACGTGCGTTGCAACAAAAACATTTTTTAGAAACTGAGGATTCTATCCTATACATTCCGAATTCGCCTATGCACTGTAATTTTTCATCTTTGCCTGTTGTGTTACAATATCAAAATAAATTTAAGTTTAGTAAATCTGAAAAACAATTGTTAATCGATACAATAAATTCTAGTTATAAAAACCGAGATTGGTACACAAATTCTAACAGGTTCTCCGAATTTGACAAGTCATTGAATTTAGATAATCAATTTATAGATTTGTCTGATATATTAAACATAGAAAAATTAATACCAAAGTTAAGTTTTATTTTTAATTATTTTAAACTAGGTAAAATTGATGAAAAATTAATTAGAGACATGCATAAAATTTATTCTAAACATCATGAAACTTTTCGCTAAAGATTATTCAAACATTTTGAATAATAAAATTGATTTTAGTAGCCATACTGTACAGTTAGTAGATCATTTGGGGGGATTTGACAAAAATAATGAAAATTTAATATTGAATTATTTAAATGATTGTAATATCAAGAATAAATTTAAAATTATGTACATAACCGATGACTTTAATGAAAGGTATCGGAATTTAGATATAAATTTTTCTGTAGATTTACAAAATAGATTGAATCTTCGACATTTTAAAAAATACAAAAATCACCCGGCAGTAAAAATTGAAAATTTTTTATGTAGTTTTAACGGTTCAGACCATGTAAGCAGACGACTACTAACGGCTATTCTTTATAAATTTGGATATTTTAAAAAAAACTATTGTAGTAAAAATTTTGTTTACTCATTAGATCAACTAGAAGGCTATATATTTGGTTATTGCAAAGACCGCGAACAATTTTATAGAAAGTTTTTTTTATCCGAAAGTTTTGATACTTTCAATGAAACAATCTATTCTTTCGGTCACATACGGTACGATCATAGAAATAACATCTATAATTTAGAAAATAAACTAACTAAAAGTTTTATTCATATAGTAAGCGAAACATTGGCTACAAGTTATTATCCGTTTGTAACTGAAAAATTTTTGTATAGCATCGTTACTAGAGGATTGTTTTTATCATATGCACAACCAGATTGGCACCGACACATAGAAAAATATTATGGGTTTAAATTATACACAAAATTATTTGATTATAGATTCGACAGTATAAAAAACCCAGTAGAAAGATTGGTCGAATTAGTGACTATGATTTCGAAATTTTCAAAACTAAACAATGATGAACTGTATGATATGTATTTGATGGAGTTAGATACTATAGAATTCAACTATGATCATTATTTTAGTGGTCGTTACTTGGAACAATTAAAACAGCATACCAACACATTTATTTGATCAAAGTACAATATTTGACAAAAAAACTTTTTTAAATGAAATCAAAAAATTATATTCTTTATTAGATTTGGATGATTTTAATGAAGAGGCTACTAGCATTTTTTATACAAAGTATGCTATACTACACAACATATAAGGAACTATCATGGCAAAACCATTTGACGTAAGCAAATTTAGAAAAACAATCACAAAAAGTATTGACGGTATCAGTATTGGATTTAGGGATCCAGATACTTGGGTTAGTACAGGTAACTATGCTCTCAACTATTTGATTAGCGGACAGTTTGACCGAGGAGTGCCAATTGGCAAAGTTACAGTATTTGCAGGTGAGTCAGGTGCAGGCAAAAGTTTTATCTGTAGTGGTAACTTGATTCGCAACGCACAGGAGCAGGGTATCTATGTTATCTTAGTTGACACTGAAAACGCCTTGGATGAGAAATGGCTGCATGCACTTAATGTAGATACGTCAGAAGCAAAATTATTAAAACTAAACTTAGCAATGATTGATGATGTTGCTAAACTAGTAACTGATTTCGTTAAAGAATATAAGACCTTGCCAGAAGATGATCGTCCCAAGGTATTGTTTGTATTAGATTCATTGGGCATGATGTTGACACCAACTGATGTTAATCAGTTCGAATCAGGTGATCTAAAAGGCGACATGGGCCGTAAGCCTAAGGCACTAACAGCATTAGTGCGTAACTGCGTGAACATGTTTGGTGACTTGAACATTGGTTTAGTAGCAACTAACCACACCTATGCCAGTCAAGATATGTTCGACCCAGACGACAAGATCTCAGGCGGACAAGGCTTTATCTACGCAAGTAGTATTGTAGTTGCCATGCGTAAACTCAAACTCAAAGAGGACGAAGACGGCAATAAAGTGTCAGAAGTTAAAGGTATTCGTGCTGCCTGTAAAATTATGAAAACACGTTATGCCAAGCCTTTTGAAAGCGTACAGGTAAAAATTCCTTACGAAACAGGCATGAATCCCTACAGTGGGCTAGTTGATCTGTTTGAAAGCAAGAGTTTGTTGGAAAAAGAAGGCAATCGGCTTAAATATGTCTTAGCAAATGGTACTGAAATCAAACAATTCCGTAAGGCTTGGGAAAAGAACGAAGACGGGTGTTTAGATCAAGTTATGGAAGATGTAGTTAAAAATCCGCATAAAGATCGAGGACAGGCCATTTCTCTTGAAGAGGAAACTACTAATGACGATTGATGTTGAAGTTTTGACAGAAACTTATTCAACCCTTAAACAATATATTCCACAAAAAGACAGGCAAGAAGCCAGCGATACTCTTATGAGTATCCTGGTAGACTATCTTGGCGACACTGAAATTAAAGAGTTCAGTGGCATTGACGCATATACAAAACGTAGTTACGATGAGTATGCAGGTCAGTTTGATGACGATGAGGAATACGAAGACTACGAAGACTAACCATGTGGTATAATCGAGTGGTTCAAGACTTGGGTAACATACCTGAGTTTATTAATTTTTACGAAAACGAATTACAAGAAGCCAAGTACGACTGCGGTGTCAAAGGACATTTGGAACGTAACATTGCAAACTTACCTGGTATTACTGAACACAGGTTCAATCAACTGCAAGAAATAGAAGCAGTGTTAAACTTTCTTAACATACAGTTACGCAAAATTCGCAAAAAGCATTTTCAAAAGTATCTTGAAAACTATGCAAGAGCATTAAGCAGTCGCGATGCTGAAAAGTATGTTGACGGTGAAGATGAAGTTATTGACTTTGAAACTATTATCAACGAAGTAGCACTTGTTAGAAACAAATGGCTTGGCCTAATGAAAGGCCTTGAAAGCAAAAACTTTATGTTAGGACACGTTAGTAGGCTAAGAACAGCCGGTATGGAGGACATTACACTATGATAAGTACTGATACCATGCAAGAAAAGGTAGTTTTAGTTACCGGAGGCTTTGATCCTTTACATTCCGGACACATAGAATACTTTAAGGCCGCCCGTGCTTTAGGTACTAAATTGATTGTGGGTGTAAACAGTGATCAATGGTTGGTGCGTAAAAAAGGACGACCATTTATGCTACAGGAAGAACGCAT